ATAATAAAATAACAAAATTGTATACAAGATATAAGGAGGATTTTAATATGGAGATAATAAGCAAAGGGTTAAAAAAATGTTATATAATGCACAGCACAACAACAGGTAAATATATGATTTGCAGGGTTTTAAATGAATATGACAACAAAAAAGAAGCCGATGAGGATATGGTTAATTTGTTAACTCATGAAATTAGCGAAAAAGATTTGTTGAAGGAATTTAGTAAAAAACCATATTTTTAAGCAACAAAATTATTATTTTATGGTAAATAGAAAGGAGATATATAAATGTCAAGGCAAACAGTGTCAACAAAAAATGTAAATACGTTAATTAATTTTGCAAAAAGTTATGCAGATAGCACAGAGAGTATGAGAGGATATAAATTAACATTCAGTGATATTATTGAACGGGAATACCAGCAAAAATTAGAGCAAGTGTACAATCAAATAATAAATGGAGCAGAAATTGAAGTATCTCCCAGAATGTATAAAGATTTGGCTTTAATACTAGAAAATTATACAGTTAAAGAAGTTATATATGGGATAGACAAAAGATATAGGATTAAAATTAAATAAAACAATTATTTCATTCAAGTTATAAGGAGGTTTTATTAATGTTTAATATAGGAGATACTGTTTTACATTATATAGGCACTCCATATAAAGCTACAATTACAAAAATATATAAAAATGGCAATGTTGAATTAACTATAACCGAAGTCTTAAAAGAAGGAGAATTTAAAGATATTGTAGAAAGACACCAGCCATATAATATAAAGTTTAAAAAATCTAAAGAATATAAATTTGAAGATTGTTTTCGCAAGATTTAAAAAAAATTATTTTATAAAAAAATAATATAAAAGTATTGACATAACAACATATTTTTATTACAATATATTTGTAAATAATAAACAAAAGGAGTTGACAAAAATGCTTAAACCAGAAACGATAAAAGCATTAAGAGAAAACGGATATGACGGTTTAAAGGAATACTTACATGATTTATCAGATGAATACGATGTACCATATTCAGTAGTGGTTAGTCTGTATAATTGTTTAGGTGAGTCAGAATTATTCGATGGGTTAGTATCAGCAGTGCAGGATGCCGAAGGAATGGATTGGTAGCAGGGGAAGCCTAAAAAACTTCCCCGAATAAAAATATAATTTGGAGATGATAAAATGTTCACAGAACAAGCATTGTTAAAAGCAAAAATAGACTTATATAATATAGTTTCTAATCACGCATACCAGGATTATTATAATACAAACTATCATCCTAATGGTAAACGTAAAAGTAAAAAGCATATACCATATTCATTATCGGCTGATACAGAAAAAGCAAAAGAAATATATCATCTGGTATATAGTAAGAGTCCAGAAGAAATAACACAAGAGCAGGAAGAACAAATAAAAGGATTTTTGTTGATATACAGGACAGTTAGACCTGAATACCTAAAAGAAGGGTATAAGGGTATTATAAAGAACAAATTGAGAAATTAGGATTGGAGGAATAACAATGGCAAGGTATAATTTTAAAAATTTTTTCAAAGATAAAAAGGTGCATAACAGCGAATATGTTTCAAATGCACATTTTATAATTAAACGGAGTTTGCTTACTAAAAAGCAGAATGAATTTATTGATACTTTTGAAACAAATGAACAATTGGCAAGAAATATTGTTGGTATATTAGAAGATGTTATAAAGAATGAATCTGATATGGAAGTTGAGCAATATATACCTACATTGATTAATACAAAATTTGTTGATGTAAATAAAATAAAATATAATATAGTCATTAATAACTGTGACATTGCAATTAAAGAAGAATATTATAACTTTTTTAAGTCGTTGAAATGTAAATTGTATTATAATGCAAGAGGTTCAAAATATGCTCCGCTTATTATATATGATGAAGAAAATAATATTGTTGGTTTAGTGTGCGGAGTAAAAGTTAAACCAGAAGATATAAACAATGCTATTGATTATAATGCTTATATAGCAGAACAAAAACAAAAAACTAAAGAAAAGAAAGAACAAAACAAAAATAACATATTAGGTAAATGCGTTCATAGTGATGGAATACAGCGTAAACGAATGACATTTCTGAAAGAAGTAGATGGATATAGATTTTATGCGATAAAAAACAAGACTCAAGATTATGATAAAGCCTATGTTCAAATAAACGAATATGTATATCCAATATGTTCTATATCCAGAATAGATGATGCAGTACAAGAAATAAAGAATAAAAATATTGATTTGCTAAAATGGATTGAAGATGATTTCAATAAGAGAATGTCTGATAAAATGCAAGGAGTTTCAATTGGTGTTGCTGAGATGTTAGGCAGGAAAGAAGAAGCTATAGAGCATAACAAAATATTATATGAGATACGTAAGGCTGAAAACGAACTTGTTAAAGAGCATAATAAAGTTGTTATCCAACAACACAGAACATGATGGCTAATTCAAAATTTTAGATAAAAACGATATTTAATTGGAACCTTGCTATACTGTATTTAATATTAATATAATTATGTGATGTACAAAAGGGGATGGTTAAAATGTAAAACTAACTATAAAGGAGCGTGTAGAATGATAGCAACAATTAGTAAAATGGTCAGACGTGGAGATATTTGGATGGCTGACCTAAGAATAGGCACAATTGGAAGTGAACAAGGAGAAATAAGACCAGTATTAGTAGTACAAAACAATATTGGAAATAAGCATTCACCTACAGTTACAATTATACCTCTTACAAGTAAAAGGAAAAATAATTTACCTACTCATGTTGTAATAAGTGAATCTTTTTTACCTATGTTAAGCGTAGCATTAACAGAACAAATTAGAACTATAGACAAATCTAGACTTATAAAATATATGGGTAAATTGAATGAAAACATTATGAGTAAAATTAATAATGCGATTGCAATTCAGATGGGATTAGTGGGTTAATAATAATAGCATAATTTCAAAATAGGACTTGTCATAATAAAAATATTAAATTATAATTTATTATATACCGAACATATGTTCTAATTTTTTTAAAAAGGAGTGTTGTTAGTATGTATGTAATTCAGGATGTTGAAACAGGGAATTTTTTATCATCTTTTTCGTTTCAATTACTGGATGAAAAAGAAAATATGTGGTTATATACTACATATACTGGACTAATTGGAACTAGATTTTATACTACAAAAGAAAATGCTCAAATAGCATTAAATAAATTAGAGAAATACAATGTAGAATCTAATGCAAATAGGAAATTATGTATTAATCAAATAAGTCCTGATGAACTACCCATTGGGGAAAGAAAATATAAATATATTAAAAATATTAAGGAAATAATGAATAAACCTATTGACTTAGTGATATAATTATTAGTATAATATTAATACATATTGATTTTGAAGGAGTTGATGGGTTTGATGAAAGACAAGGAAATTCAATTAAAAGAAAAGCTTAAAAATATAATACGTGAAGTTGGACATAGAAACGATATTAAACAAGAAATTGGTAATGAATTTAAGTTGAGAAATCTTAGCAGTCTAAGAGCTGCTTGGGTTTTTTCTGAGAATTTGGACTTAAATACATTAACCGATTCAGAAGAAGATATTCGTTTCTTGTTTTTGTTTACGTATGCCTTAAAGAAGGCTTTAGAAGGAAAAACTGATATAAAAATCAATTTAGAAGATTATTTTACAAAAGTTGAAATTGAGAAATGGAGTGACTATAGGGAAGAAACTAAAAAAGATAGTATTTATCCGATTGTGTTTGAAGATGTAACACAATTGAGTGATAGAATTTGGCAGACAGTTTTAACAGCACAGCAACTAAATAAATTAGACGCTGAAAATTTATTAATATACAATTTCAAAACGCAGCGGAATCCCAAGATAACAGTTGCAGGCGAGAAAATCAATATGGATGTAAGAAAAGTAGAAGAAATAAAAGAAAGGCTTTTGGCAGGTGAGCAATATCCCGACCAAATAAGACTGAATGTTTTAAATACAGGTGAATCCAGACCTGTTTATAACCCGAAAAATAGAACGCTTATTTTAGACGAAGGCTGCATTATAAATATTTTCGACGGTTTTCATAGGAAAACTGCGAATGCTTTAGCATTAGAAGTCAATCCTGATTTGCAATTTATATGGTCAGTTATAATAACTCATTTTAGTGAGAAACAAGCTCATGATTTTATGGTACAAATTGATAAACAAAAACCTATTAAAAAAGAATATGTACAACAAATGGATTACAGCAAGCCTGAAAATTTAGTTATTGAAGCCATAATGGATGATAAACTTTCTGAGCTTGCTAAAGTAATGAAAGATGATGATAGTTATATAAGACTTAATAAAGCTTTGACTAAAAAAAGTATAATAGCAACTGCTATTAGAGAAAAATATGGTGAACAATTGAATATTACTACAAATATTCGTGCTGTTGCAAGATGGATAGTAGAGTTTACAGACTATCTTATGGGACTATATGTTGATGAGTTCATCAACAATCCTCATAAAGTCAAAAAGACAAGTGTAATTAACCATAAAAATATGTTCTATGGTTATATTGCTTTGTCTGCAAAATTACAGAATAACAGACAATGGAAGGAATTGCTAAAGCAAAAAATGGAATCTATTGATTTTAATATAACTAATCCATTATGGAAAGACTTGGGTATGTTAAGCAATAATGATGCTAATAAAACATTAAGAAATAAATTATATAACCTTTTTGAAGGAGGTGTATAATAATGAATTTTGAATTTAAAGTAGATGCCGAAATAAAACAAGAATTTTTAGAAAACAAACCTACTGCAACGGCTAGGTCTAATGGGTTTATTTTAAAGCTTGCTGATGAATACGAGGAAATAGCAGGTAAGCCAATATATAATATGACTTATGCTGAATTAAAAGAATTAATTGCAGTACGATTTAAAAATTCAAGTCTTGCTACTATTACTAAAAATGTGTCTATATTAAGGAAATATATTGATTTTTGTATAGAAAAACATCTTGTGCCTCATATGGAAAATAGACTTGCTACGTTTACCAGAAAAGAAGCAAGGGAATTTGTAAGCAGACAAGCTATTGAATATAGATATATTTCGAGAGAAGATTTAAAAAAATACCAAAGCATGTTGGCAAACGAACAAGATGTTGCATTGCTTGAAGCAGTATATAATGGAATTCGTGGTAGAACCGAAGAAGGTGCAACTTTAGAAGAACTAATTAATTTGCAAATAGATGAAAATAGTAGTAATTTTAAAAATAATATATTAGAATTAGTTAAGAATAATGGAGATAGACGTTATATACAAGTAAGCGAAAACACAATGCAAATTTTATTAGATGCTAAAAATCAAGAATTTTATATTAGTAATAATGGAGAAGAAAGCGAATTGTTAAGAGGTGGTATTAGGCGTACTCCTATAAATCGAATAGGGAATTATGTTTTTAGAGTACCAGGAACAAAGAAACATGAATTGTTTAATCCAATTCTTGTAAATTCGAGAATAAGAAAAATTCAAGAATGGACAGGGAATAAGTATATAACTATTCATTCTTTGTATATGTCTGGAATGATTAGTATGGCTAAAGATATTTTTGCTCAAAAAGGTGAGTTAACTCCAGAAGATTATATTAGTATTTGTGAAAAATACGACTATGGTAGTGGAGACCCTAAAAAATACTGGTTGGTTTTAAAAGATATTGTTGTACAATATATTTGAGGGATAAAAATGATATTAGAAAAAATGTTTTATAAATTGAATTTGTTAACTTATTTTAAAAACGAGTTGACAAATAAAGGATATACTTTAAAAACAGTTGCATGGATTGATGCACAATTAGATTTGTTGGAAGATTTGATTGAATACGAAAGCTTTAATGTACTCAACGAATTGTTACGTAAAACAAATTATAGATTATTAAACAGAATTAAAAAAGGTAAAGAAAATTTAATTGCTATTTACAATAATCCTAATGAATGGCAGTTGGGGAAGATAGAAGATAATTTTAACGAATGGGCTAACAAAGAAGCGTTGATTTTTTTAACGGAAAGGCAAACGCTGGTGTTTAGCAAGACTATTAATGGGCAGAAATATTTGGATAATAAGTGGCAATAGGGAGATGTTAAGATGACTATTGGTGAAAAAATAGCGTTATTAAAAGAGAGTGCGGGATTTAAAAATTATCAGGAATTTGGCAAGGTAGTTGGTTTATCTGGTGATTGGTTGCTTGATTTATCAAAAAAACAAGATGTTAGTACAATAGATATAACTCGACTTATTAAAATTGCCGATTATTTTAATGTAACTTTGGATTGGTTGCTTAAAGATAATGATAATGACTATATAATAGATGTTAAAAAAGACTTGGCAGAAGATGATATAGCACTTATGTTTGATGATATCCAAAGTAAAATTAATGAAGGAAATGCTAAATTTCATGGATATTCTATGAATGATAAAGTATCCAAATTGGCAAACGATGCTATAGATATTGTGAAAAAATTGATTAAACAAAATCTATAGGTATCTTTTGCCTTTTTTTATATAAAATATTAATATAAAAGGGGTGGTTAAAATGTGTAAAAAACAAAAATATAAAGGCTTAATTATATATTATAATAAAGATGGATCACCTTTTAATACTCCCTATATATCTATAGCAAATCCATATATTACATATCCAGATGGCAGCAATCCGCATTGCCATGCGACCAGTGAAGGTTTGGCTAAGCAGATAATAGATTGTTTTCATTTATTGAGAAAATATGGAAGTGCAGGGAAATATCAACGAAACATAAGGAATAAAGCGTGTAGATTGCTAGGTATGTACATAAAAAGTTCATAAAATATTAATATAATATTATTGACAAATATTATGATTCGTGATATTATATTCATGTGGAATATTTGTTAAAAATAGTATATAATATACACAAATCTTTATTTTATTAAAAGGAGTGGTAAAGTGATTAAAGCAATCGGTGGTATTGGTAAAATTGTAAAAGCATATATTCCCGAACCATATAAGGGAGAATTATTACAATGCCCATATTGTGATAATTCAGAATATATAACTAAAATTGTACAAAATGCTTTAATGGAATGTAGCAAATGCAATGGTCGTTTTTATGTGAATTATGATATTTATAATAACAAATTAAATGTAACTAAGATGTTATAAATCTTATATTTTATTGAAAGTGGGGCAAAACTATGGAATTAACTCAAATACAGGAAGAATTTTTACAGTGGCAAAAAGATAATGGCAAAACCAAATACGGCTTAGTTGATGTGTTGGTAAATAATAATAGTGAGATTAAAGAAGAACAAAGAATGGGTTGGACAATTACATTTTTGCCTGATGATTGGCGGGATTTTTGCAAGGCTACTAATAAAGAATATGAAGAAGTCAAATTATTATTTAGATATATTATAAAATAGACATTTTATTTTAAAAGGGGTAGATATTAATGAACTGTGAAGAATGTAATTTTTATACAGAAGAATACAGCCAAGACGCTAAGGACAATATTCCATATTGTGTGAAGCATAAAAAATATACTAAAGAGAATGATGTGTGTAATGATTTTAACAATAATATTAGTTGCTTTAATTGTCCAGAAAGATATGAAATATATTATGAAATAAATGATATAGAACATTATTGTAAGAAATATAATGTATTATTGTATCAGCAAATGAGAAGTGTATTGTATAAAGGCGACTTTAAAAAAGGAAAAGTTTGCGTATGTCAGCATCAGTCAACTACCCCACCCTATAGAGGGTGGAGCTTGTAAAAGCTCAAGTTGACTACCCTAAGTCCTTCGAGGACTACGTTATATAGGTCATAACACCTACGGGCGTTTCTCCTAACTCGTAGCTCTGTTGCTTAACTTTAAACAATCCTGTGAGGTAGGGATAGTGAGTTAAGTGTAAAAAGCCTATATAACATTGGGGAA